ATAGATGCTGATTTCGTCCTTCGGGATACCAAGCAGATCGGTTGCCAGGTCAATTTCTTTTGTCGTGAAATCGACCAGACCGTTCAGTTTCTTCGACAGGGAAACGCTGGACATTCTCATGGCCTTTGCGAAGGCGGTTTCCGTTCCGAAAACTTCACGAATCTTTCCACGCAGCTTGCAATAATCAAACATCAAGCATCACCCTCTTTCACTCCGCTTCTTCCATCAGGCAGTCACAGTCTTTGCAGACGATCCTGACTTCTTTCGTCGCTCTGACTTTTGTCCCGCAATCTGGACAGACGTATTTTCTGGACGAAGATTTCTTCTTCGCTTCCAGCTTCAGCGTCTTTGTCCGATGAAGGGTGAAGCCTGATTCGTTGTTGAACATCGACGTGATCCAGGAAGCAGCTTCTTCGGTCAGCGTGGTTATGCACCAACCATATTTTTGATGCTTTTCGACTGATAGACCGTGCTGTTCAGCAGCTTCTTTGAATCGCTTGTTGTGATACAGCCCGCTGCGTGACGTGTCATGAACACCTTCCTGAAGGTTCAGAAGATGTACCATTTCGTGAATCAACGTGCTGCACGTTTCAAGAAATGGCCTGTTCAGGTATTCGGCGCAGATGTTGATTTCATAATATCCTTCAGTTTCGTTGCCCGAACCATCTGCCCAGGCTTTCCAGCTTGTACACCAGCCATATGAACCCCTCGTCGTGTCCGGCGAAACGGTGATCACTGGTTTTGAAAGTTTATTTTCAAAAAAGTGATCATTGAAAACACCGAACAGACGATCCAGGTCTTCGATGACTGGTTTCAGACTAACGCTGTCCATCGATCGACCTTCTTTCATATTCGTGTTTTTTGCAGTTTACCAGATTTCCTGTCCAATAAAACGGACAGTATGCTGACGATGGCTGTCGGGGTTGTGACCGTCTGCCCGCCCGCATTACCCCGCCAGAAGGCGGGTCACTCTGCGTCAATCGCATCTTGTTTCCCTGTAAAGCCGGAAAAGGGCTTTTAAGTCTTTTCGTGTCCTCGGCACTGGGACGAATTCACTGTTCGCCGGATCGTGGAATCGACGTTCATCTTCACCGCTGATCCAGTCAGCGATCTGTTGATCTTCCCAACATTCGATGATTACGTCACCGCCCCTGTTGTAATTTTCAAGTGCCAACCTTTTGACTTCTTCGACCGTCAGCATCTTCTTTGCCACAATGTTGACCCCCTTTCGCCTTATGCGAAAGTTGAAGCCTTGCGTCTTGCCATAATTTCCGCACGTTGCGTCCCAGCCCACAAGACGGTTTCCTTCGCCAGTCCGATCTGTTTACCCGTTAGGTATGCGATCCGACCGTCACGGCTGTTCATCACCGCCAGCAGCAGATCGTTCAGATCGTCTAACAGCTTTTCCAGCCTTTCAAGTTCAGCGTTCGTGGCCTTGATTTCGCCGGACAGAATGTCATAAATGATGTTCTTTACACGGTTTCTGCGGAATTCGATGTCGTGTGCGTGTTTCTGAACCGAAAAAGGATAAAGCTTCATTTCGTTGACCCCCTTAATATGAATATCCAAAAATCATCACGTCCGTAAACCCTTCAAGCCGTGTGGACTTTTTGATTTTGTTGTTCCAACGATACGCCCGCAGACCGCCACGCTTGCCGATGAATATTTGACGTTTCTTTCTGCACAAGACCGAAGCAAGCGTCCCTTCGTCGTCCTTCAGGCCAGTCACGATATAAAGCTGAACGAAATCGCCTTCGTCGGTGATCTCAAATTCCTTGATTTCATAGCGTGGATCGTTCCTGAAAAGATCGTTCTGTTCGATGTATTTTCTGATCTTTGCGATCGCTGCTTCCTGATGACGTGTCATGTCTGTCGTTCCTTCCCTTTATTGTTTTGATCGGGGTTGTGACCGATCCCCCGCATTACCAGGGCGAAAGCCCTGTCACTCTGCGTTTTTCAGTTGCTGGTATTCTTCAGTTAGCCGTGCAAGCTGGGACTTCGTTGCCATGATCTTGTCTTCAAGTTCCTTTGCTTTTTCGGCTGTAGGGATCATGTCCATGATTATCCGCATACCGAACATATTGAAAAGCTGTGCAATTTCGTCCTTGCCTTTGGTGTCGCTGATCGACGGGTGATATGTATAAACGAATTCAATTTTCTTGTAATCGCTGTCACTGACTGGCCTGGAAGTTCGGCTTTCAAATTCTTGTCTTGTCATTAAGTTTAACCCCCTGATCTGCATTAGTTCATTTTACTGATCAATTTTTGTTCATGATCCTGAACCTGATTACATAATACACTATCTCCACCCCGATGTCAACACAAAAATAAAGTTTTCTTAACTTTCATTAAATTTATGTTGATTTTTTCTGAACTATAATTTATAATGGTAATAAAATGAAATTAAAAGTTATAAACCAACATGAACCCACAAGAAACGACAACAGTGAAAGGAAGGATAATCAAAAGACCATGAAAGAATCATTCAAAGACCGTCTTCGTCAGGCCATGACGCTTCGCAACATGAAACAGGCTGAACTGTCTGAAATCACTGGCATCGGAAAATCAGCAATCAGTCAATATGTTTCCGGCAAATACGAACCAAAACAGACCCCGCTTTATCTTATAGCGAAAGCCCTCGATGTGAATGAAGCCTGGTTGATGGGCTTTGATGTCCCGATGGAAAAGAATGACACCTATAAAAACGACAAAATTTCTGAAGTTGAAGTAAAGAAATATCCACTTCTAAAAGCCGTTGACGAAAATCGTACTATATTTGAAGAAGATTCTTTACAAGTCATACTTCCTCACAATTATCTGATCGACGCTGATTTTTGTTTAATCGCACCCGACGATAGCATGACGGGGGCGGGTATCAAAAAAGACGACTATGTATATGTGAAAAGTCAGCCGTCAGTGAATAATGGTCAGATCGCTGCTATCGTGTGCGGGAAGGAATTGATGCTTCGGCGCATTTTCAAAGAAGGGGACACCTTCATTCTTTCTTCTGAAAACCCCGCATATCCACCGAAAGTGTTCCCAGCTTCGGGGAAAAACAGCGTCACGATCCTGGGACTTGCAGTCATGACGCAATCGCTAATTAAATAACGGTTCAAGGTTCCAGGTTGCTTCTTATATTTAATTTTTTTCATTTTTTTAATTTTTGATTGACAGAAAAAACATGATCAAAGTATAAAATTCAAGAAATATACACCTTGAACCTTGAACCTTGAACCCTAAAAACCACTGAAAGGGGGGTGATGGGTTGTGCGAAATCCGAATGGATATGGATCGGTTGTGAAGCTGTCCGGCAACAGAAGAAGGCCATATTGTGCAAGACGAACCATCGGCTTCAATGAAAAAGGACACCCGATATATAAAGCGATCGGGTATTATGCGACCCAGGACGAAGCACTGATCGCCCTGGCACAGTACAACAAAACGCCGTATGACCTCGACCTGGCTAAAATTACACTGAAAGGGTTGTATGAATTGTTGATGAAACGTGATGATGAAAAGCAACGTGACAAATTCTCAAAATCCACTAAAGCTGCTTTGAGGGCATCGTTCAAGAAAAGCGAACACCTTTGGAACGTCCAATATAGGGAAATCAAAGCGTTCCATATGCAAGAAATTGTCGATGGTTGTGGTTTAAGTTATGCCACACAAGGTCACATAAAGACCTTCTTCACGAAGCTGGACGAACTTGCACTTGAACTGGACATCGTGTCGAAGACATATTCATCTTTGATCCGTGTCGATCCTGTACCAGAAACATCGAAAAAACCATTCACCGAAGAAGAAATAAAACTGCTGTGGGAACACAAAGACGAACCGTTTGTCGATTCAGTCCTGGTGCTTTTATATTCCGGCTGGAGAATCAACGAATTCCTGTCATTGAAAAGGGAAAATGTGAATATTGAAGAAGGCTGGTTCAAAGGGGGATCGAAGACCCGCAGCGGAAAGGACAGGATCGTCCCAATCCACAGCAAAATCTTCGACATCGTGAAACGTCAGTATGAAAAGGGAAACGAATTCTTGTTTGACTATAAAGCCGAAACGGGCAAAAAATCGTTCAATTATTACGACGGCTGGAATCAAGTCATGCAATCCCTGGGAATGGAACACACCCCGCACGAATGTCGCCACACCTTCCGATCCAGACTGGACGCTGCTGGTGCAAATAAGGTCAGCATCAATCTGATGATGGGTCATAAATCGTCTGATGTCGGTGAAAGGGTTTATACACACAAAACGATCGAACAGCTGCGTGAAGCCATTGAAATGATAAAATGACTATCTAAAATCGAAAACAATTCAAGGATCAAAACTTGATTGATCATAAAATTGAACTAATAACGCATTAGTAACAAAAAAGCCGGAAGCCTTGAAATATCAAGAACTTCCGGCGATTTCAAAATTATTATATCATAAACATCAAAATTTAAGAATAAGATTTGCCTGCGGTTTTATTGTTTACTTAATTGACTTGAACCGCTTCCACCTTAGTGATATACTTGCACAAAAAAGGAAACTCTCTCC